TAAACGATTCCTGTCATTTGCTGCTGCTATAGCACTTGTTAAAGAAAACGCTGAGTATGATGAAGACATTCTGGAAGAAATTTTTTATATGACAATGGAGCAAGACGAAACTAAATCTCTCGCTGAAGAATTGGAATCTGATACAATGTTGTCATTTAAAGAATATGTCGCCGAAGAAATGGGTGTCGGTGGCGGTGCTATTGCTGGTATCGGTATAAATAATCCAAGTATTCCAAACCAAGCGGAACCTGGAGTTTCAAAAGCTGCTCAGAAGAAGTGGCGCAAAAAGAATAAAATTATAAGAAGGAAGTAATATGAAGGGATTATTAAGCTTTGTTTCGGTATCGAAAGAAGTCAATACTCTAGAGGAACTAGAGATTGAAAAGGGCAAAGTCCAAATCATGATTATGAAGATGGCGGCACTCACTTTGGGTTCCATCATGCTATCTGTTGTTGTGATGATGTTGATTGGTATGTTTATGCCAAATGATATTATTGACAACAATGAAATCTTTAAGATTATTGGTCCAGCATTCTCGATGATTGTCGGTGCATTTGTTGGTGCATTCGCTACGATGATGAATATGAAGGTTGCCGAATTTGATCCGAACGTCAAGGTTCAGGAACTCGGTAAGACTGACTATAAGCATCTTGCAGAAGCGCACACTGAACATGCCAAGGCAGAGTCGATCGAGGCAGATACTGAAATCAAACTGATGGCAGCGATCGATAAGTATAAAGACAGCGACGACGACTTCGGTCCATTTTAAGGGGTAATATATGACAAAACTAACTGAACATTTTGCCCTAGAGGAAATGACCGTCTCGCCAACCGCAAAGCGTCTTGGCATTCCCAACACACCAACTGCTGAGCATGTTGAGAACATGCGCTACTGCTGCGAAAAGATTCTCGAACCTGTTCGTGCTAAATTTGGTCCAGTAACAATCAATTCATCTTATCGTGCTCCTTTGGTGAACAAAGCGGTTGGTGGTTCTAAAACATCTCAGCATGTTAATGGTCAAGCAATTGACTTTGAAGTCAAGGGTGTCTCGAACAAGGTCGTAGCAGACTGGGTTGCTGACAATCTCGAGTTTGACCAAGTTATTCTAGAATTCTATACTGCTGGAGATAAAAACTCTGGGTGGGTTCATGCTTCAATCAAGAAGGGTGGTGGCAATCGCAAGCAGCGTTTGATTGCTACTAAGTCTAAGGCAGGTGGCACAAAGTATACACCTGTTGCTGACTTTGACCCAAGCACAACCAAGGAAGCAGGTGCTCCTGTTGTTCAAGCAGCAAAGGTTGTCAAGGCAGCACCAAAGGTAGCATCTACTGCTGGACTTGGTCCAATGGAAGCACTTCAGACTAAGTGCGGTATTACTGCCGATGGTAAGTGGGGTCCAGGAACCTTTGTTAGTGCCAAGGTTTACTTCAAACTATCGACAGCACAAGCAGCACACTTCTTCGGACAGTGCGCTCACGAGTCAGGTGGATTTAAGGTATTCTCTGAGAATCTAAACTACTCAGACAAGGGTCTGAATGGTATCTTCAAGAAGTATTTCCCAACAATCGCATCGACTGCAGGATATGCTCGTAAACCAGAGAAGATTGCCAACAAGGTCTATGCGAATCGTATGGGCAATGGTCCAGAATCTTCGGGTGATGGATGGAAGTTCCGTGGACGTGGTCCGATCCAGTTAACTGGTAAGAGCAACTACACTCAATTCGCTCAAGACATCGGTCGTCCTGATGTTCTAACAAATCCTGACATCGTTGCAACCGAACTGGCATTCGAATCAGCACTATGGTTCTTCAATAAGAACGGTCTGTTCGCAATCGCTGACAAGGGTGTTACCGATGCAGTTATCGGTCAGATTACTCGTCGTGTAAACGGTGGTACGCATGGTCTAGATGATCGTATTAAGAAAACAAAACAATTCGCAGCATGGGGATAACAGATATGTTTAACAAGATTAAAGAACTCATCAAAACTCTATTCGGTTTTGCAGATACAAACAAAGATGGCAAAATTGACGTTGCTGAACTTACTGCCGTTGTCGACAAGGCAGAAGCAGAAGTAGCGGTTGTCAAAGAAGTAGTCAAGAAAATCCGCAAACCAAAAGCAAAGTAAATGGCGGAGTTAGAAACTAAAGTCGCAATTCTAGAACACGAACTGAAACAAATGCAGGTCGTGTTCAGTCGTCTGGATACCGTAATAGAAAAGATGACCGATGTTTCTAACTCTATCAATAAGATGCTTGCCGTGCACGATTTAAAACTAAGCGGACAAGAAAATGTAAATCAAGATCTCTACGATGCGATGGAAGTCCATCGTAGAGAATCAACTGAAAACAATAAAGAACTTCACTCTCGCATCACAACTACAACCAGAGAACTCTCGGATAAGGTTGACCAGACTGAAGACAAAATCATGGCATCGATCAAGGAACTCAAGGGTTCTGTTGATAAAGAAGAAGAAAAAAACAAAAAACGTATTGACAATTTGGAAAAAACCAAGTATATTATGATTGGTGGTGGTATTGTTCTTGGTGCACTTATAACGAAAATTCTTCCAATGATATTAAAGTTTTTTCAATAAATCCCTTTACTTCCGCCCCATAATGGGGTATAACTATATTATGAGTTTATATATTGACATCAAGTATCTCCATTCGATTTCATATCGACTAGAGAATTTTAAGAAGAAAACCCAAGATCTATTCAACTGCAGATGTCCAATCTGCGGCGACTCACAACGTAATAAGAGGAAGGCACGAGGATACTTCTATCGTGGTAAGAACGATCTGTATTACAAGTGCCATAAGTGTGGCGCGAGTCAACACTTTGGAACATTCCTCAAGAACTTTGATGCCACCCTCTACAGTCAATATGTCGTAGAACGATATGCAGATGGTGCTCACAACAAGACTTCTCATAAAACTGTAGAATCAGTTCTAAAGTTTGAAGAACCAAAGTTTACTAAGAAACCAGAACCCAAACTGCTCGACTCGATTATGGATCGACTTGATACGCTACCAGATGATCATGAGGTAATTCAATATGTTACTGACCGCAAAATTCCTCGCGATGCTTTTGATAGGTTGTATTTCATTCCTAATGTTAAAGATGTCATTCAACTTAATGACAAATATAAAAACTCGATCATTACATCTGAACCGCGACTCGCGATTCCTTTTTTTGATGGCGCTGGTAAACTCCTTGTTGTTAGCCTTCGCGGAATCAGAGGCGAGTCATTACGTTATATTAACATTAAGGTAGACGAAGATGCACCATCGATTTTCGGTCTGGATAAGGTCGATCCTACAAAAGAAATACTTGTTGTCGAAGGGCCCCTTGACTCCCTTTTTCTGGATAATTCTATCGCTTGTGCTGGAACGTCATTCGGAAAAATCGACCAACTTCCGTTACAAAAAGAAAAAATAACAATTATTTTTGATAATCAACCAAAAAACCGAGAAGTCGGTAAATTGATGAATAAGTATATTGACATGGGATACAAACTGGTAATTTGGCCAGATGTTCCTGGAAAAGATATTAATGAAATGATTGAAAATGGATTGACTTCTGTGGAAATCCAGAGTATTATAAATGATAATACGTTTCAAGGACTATCAGCAAAGGCAAAGTATATGATGTGGAGGAAAGTATGAGCGAACTTGTCGCTAATGAATATGGCGTAGAACTCGCTCATTTTCGAATCACAAAGTTGCGTATTCATCGCACAGACGGTAAGTGGTTAGTAGAGTATCGCCGCGAACCTCGCTGGTTCCTTGGTCTTGACCGCTGGTGGTGGTTCGATGATGGTACGTATATCGATTATGCCGATGCATCTAATCGTGTAGATCATCTTCTGGGTGTTGGATATGTTAGTAGGGCACAGTTCCAAAAAGTCAAAGAGTTTGAAGTCGAGTAATGCTTTACACTGGTTCGGGAAACATCCCACATCATATATACTGTTGGGTTGACTCATCATTCATTCGTAAAGATGTAGCACCATATACTTTCGAACCCTGCATCTGGTTTGCATTACATTCAAAACCTGGACACTCATGGGGATGTCATGTAATGTTAGAATGTGGTGCTGTCTGGCGTAGTGTTCCTCCGCATGCTCTGGCATTTTCTGCAGTCCCAGTTCGATTTTGGAAACTTGAAGATACACAGGTATGGGATTGCTATGGTGATCAGTTCTCGGTTGTTTGTTATGATTATCTGAACACTCAACGAGCAGAGATTCGTAGCAGTGGAGAGTTTGGTCGGTATCTGTTTACTGCCATTCCTATGAACGATGGTTACAGTATGCATCCTTCGCAGTCTAAAGAGTTTATGTTTATAGAACTGGACAATGGCAGACTTAGTATCATGCCAACAAATGAATTGCGGTTTCATGATAAATCTTATACTGAAGGCGATTGGCCAACGAATATTAAATTGAATACAACATCATGGAGAGTTGAATGAGTGAAGTAAATCTGATCGGACTTACAAAACCAAGTGCGTATACAGAATGTACTACTGCCAATGAACTGGTTGCATGGGCAGCAAGAGTATCTAATCCGTCAAACCAGAACAATACAGCAACAGCACCCAAGTTGGTTCAATATCTTATTAAGAACCAACACTGGTCACCTTTGGAGATGGTACATGTATCAATGGAAATTAAAACAACTCGTGACATCGCTCGGCAAATTCTTCGCCATCGATCCTTTTCGTTCCAAGAATTTTCACAGAGATATGCAGATCCGACTACAGACCTTGGATTCGTCATTAGAGAAGCACGACTACAGGATGCCAATAACCGACAAAACTCGGTGGAATTGGGATCCGACAACAACGGATTGGCCGAAGAATGGACAATGAGGCAAGTTGCTGCTACTGATGCTGCATTAGATGCGTATGAGTGGGCTATCGAGAATGGCATTGCAAAGGAACAGGCTCGTGTAGTGCTTCCAGAAGGCAATACTGAGTCTGTTATGATTGTGACTGGCACACTTCGTTCGTGGGTTCACTACTGTCAGTTACGCATGGACAAGGCAACGCAGAAAGAACACCGTATCATTGCAGAGCAATGCTGGGATATTATCAGTCATCACTTCCCAGATGTTAAGAAGGCTCTAGATAGCATGGCAGCGCAAGCAGAGTTTGAAAGGAAACTTCCGTGATTAATTGGTTAGTATATAATAAAGATGATATTGTTGTTGCAGATGTTGAGTCTGAAGAAGAAGCACTCGAAGTCGTAGAAGATCTTGCGGAAGATCCGTGGTGGAAAGACGAAGCACCTTATAGAATAGAAATGTTACCATGAATAGTCTAGAAAAAATATGGTCTCGAGCAACTGGTCATCTTATGGGTTCAACAGACGAAGATAGACCTGATGTTCCTATTCTTACAATACAAGAAGCACGTGTTGCGTTGTTTCTCAAAACATTTTGGGTTGTGATACACATCGTTACGTGTTTTGTAATTATTACCAACACGATACGGCATTGGTGATATGACAACAGTTATAGTTAAGGAAAATGATGATGGTGAATTATATATAGAGCTCCCGCACGATCTATTGAAGACCCTTCACTGGGATGAAAACACAGAACTAATTTGGTCCGATCAACATGATGGATCTTGGGCATTGACAAAGAAAGAAAATAATATGAACTATCAAAAAGACGTTACCGAATTTATGGTTGCAGCAGATCAGTACGTAGGTACAACTCCACACTTTCCTGATTTGACTGATGAAACTATGAAGCAAGCGAACCTATATATTGATCTAATCGATGAAGAAATGCAAGAACTTGCTAAGGCATTTATTCTTCGAAATATCGGTGGTGTTGCTGATGGTGGCGCAGATCTAGTCTGGGTTATTCAAGGGTTGTTCATAACTCTTGGTATTGACTTTGACAAGGTATGGGAAGAAGTCAAGGCATCAAATATGAGTAAGGTTTCCGATAACGGAAAGATTATTAAGCGCGAAGATGGCAAGGTTCTGAAACCAGATACCTATTTTAAGCCTGACATCGAAAAGGTATTGAGGGATCAAGGACTATAATGGCAAAAGAGAATTATCTGGATATTGAGATTGACCCATCACGGGACTCCCTGTTTGACAAACTAGGTATTCAGCGACTTCAAGAATCATACATGAAGGATGACGAAACGTCTCCGCAGCATCGGTTCGCTTTTGTTTCAAAGATGTTCGGTTCTAATCCTGAACATGCGCAGCGTCTATACGAATATTCTTCAAAGCACTGGTTGTCCTACGCGACTCCGATCCTCTCATTTGGTCGGTCGAAGCGTGGTATGCCAATCAGTTGCTTCCTAAACTTCATTGATGATACTGCGGAGGGTCTAGTTGAAAATCTTTCAGAAACTAACTGGTTGTCTATGCTTGGTGGCGGTGTTGGTATTGGTTTTGGTATTCGCGCCGCAGATGATAAGTCTACTGGCGTTATGCCTCACCTTCGCACTTATGATGCTTCTAGTATGGCTTACCGTCAAGGTCGCACTCGTCGTGGTTCTTATGCTGCTTATCTGGATATTTCTCACCCTGACATTGGGTTATTTCTAGAAATGCGCAAACCGACTGGTGATCCCAACATGCGTGCACTTAATCTGCACCATGGGGTTAATATCTCGGATGCATTTATGGAAATCGTTGAGCGTTGTATGACCGATAAGGATGCTGATGACAGTTGGGATCTTACTGATCCGAAGTCAGGTGAAATCCGCGATACAGTTTCAGCGAAGGATCTCTGGCAGAAAATTCTTGAACTGCGCATGATGACTGGTGAACCTTACCTGCACTTTATTGATGCGAGTAATCGTGCATTACCACAGTTCCAGAAGGATCTTGGTCTGAGAATTAATCAGTCGAACCTCTGCTCGGAAATTATTCTTCCGACGGATAGGAAGCGCACTGCTGTTTGCTGTCTCTCGTCAGTCAATCTAGAATACTATGATTCTTGGTCAAAGGATCCGTTGTTCCTGAAGGACATGGCAGAGATGCTAGACAACGTTCTTCAATACTTCATTGACAATGCTCCTAAGCAGGTTGCTCGTGCGATCTATTCAGCAAAGCGTGAACGGTCTATTGGTATTGGTGCGCTTGGTTTCCATGCTTATCTTCAGCGCAAGGGTGTTGCGTGGGAGTCAGCAGTTGCCAAGGGTATTAATATGCGAGTGTTTAAGCATATCAAGAACCGTCTCGATACTGCCAATCTAGAACTCGGGACAGAACGTGGTGAGGCACCTGATGCTGCTGGCACTGGTCGACGTTTCTCCCATATGCAGGCAATTGCTCCGAATGCATCTTCGTCAATTATTATGGGCAATACCAGTCCGTCGATTGAACCGTGGCGAGCAAATGCGTATCGTCAGGATACTCTATCAGGTTCATTTTTAAATAAGAATAAATATCTTGATGCGATTATTCTAGAAGAAGCAGCAATGGGCAGACCTTCTGGTTGGTATGATGAGGTTTGGTCCTCGATTATCGCCAACGATGGTTCGGTTCAGCATCTTACTTGGATGGACGATATTACTAAGGAAGTCTATAAGACCTCCATGGAAATTGACCAGCGTTGGGTTATTGAGCATGCAGCAGACAGACAGAAGTTTATTGATCAGGCACAGTCCCTCAATGTATTCTTCCGACCTGATGCAAATATCAAGTATCTTCATGCTGTTCACTATCTTGCATGGAAGCAGGGTTTGAAGACGATGTATTACTGTCGTTCTGAGAAGATAGGTAAAGCAGATAAGGTATCAAAGCGCATTGAACGAGAAGTGATCAAGGAGATCGACTTCAAGGCAATGATAGAAGGCGACACTTGTGTTGCGTGCGAAGGGTAAAACATGTCACAGTTTTTTGCAGAAATTTATACCAAACCAGATTGTCCGTATTGTGTACTGGCAAAAGAATTTATGACTGGTATGGAAATTCAGTATGTTGAAAGCGTGGTGGGTGAAGATGTATTATGGGAAGATGTAGTTGCCGCAGTTCCTGGGATAACAACAGTTCCGCAAATTTGGATTAATGGACATCACGTCGGTGGTTATGATGATCTAATCAAATGGGCGGGGAGTAATTAATGGCAAAAGGTTCAAAGTCCAACGGGACAATAAAAAACACTATCAATAATACCTATAAGAAAGGTACTAGTATTGGTAATGGTAAAATTAAAACCAGCACAATGAATAAAAATAAAAAGCAAAACTTCAAAAAGTATAGGGGTCAGGGTCGTCCATGACATTAATGAGTGAAAGATCGTATTTCAAACCGTTCAACTATCCATGGGCATATGACGCATGGTTAAAGCACGAGCAGTCACATTGGTTACACACCGAAGTGCCGATGGTAGAGGATGTCAATGACTGGAAGAAGCGTCTAACTGATAATGAAAGACTTTTCTTAACAAACATTTTTCGTTTCTTCACCCAAGGCGACATCGACGTTGCTGGTGGTTATGTGAAGAACTATCTACCGTATTTCCCTCAACCTGAAATTCGTATGATGTTGATGGGGTTTGCGGCACGGGAGGCATTACATGTTGCAGCGTATTCTCACCTCATTGAAACTCTGGGCATGCCAGAAACAACGTATCAGGAATTCCTTGAATACGACTCAATGCGAGCAAAGCACGACTACTTTATGGATTTGTCGAACACAAATGGCACACCTGAATCAGTCGCGACCAATATCGCAGCGTTTAGTGCGTTCACTGAAGGTATGCAACTGTTCTCATCCTTCATTATGCTCCTCAACTTCCCTCGTCACGGAAAGATGAAGGGAATGGGTCAGATCGTTACTTGGTCAATCGTTGATGAAACGATGCATGCCGAGTCGATGATTAAACTGTTCCGCACATATGTTGAAGAAAACAGAGAACTCTGGAATGATGAACTAAAGGGACAGATCTACACCATCGCAGAGAAGATGGTGGAACTAGAAGACAAGTTTATCGATCTCTCGTTCGAGATGGGTGAGATGCAAGATCTTACATCTGCTGATGTTAAGAAGTATATCCGTTATATCTGCGATCGTCGACTGATTAGTCTTGGACTCAAGGGTATCTTTAAGGTCAAGAAGAATCCTCTGCCGTGGGTTGAGGAAATGATCAATGCTCCGACACATACTAACTTCTTTGAAAATCGTGCCACCGACTATGCTAAGGGTGCACTCTCAGGTAAGTGGGATGATGTCTGGGGTGTAGCAGCATAATATTTAAACGAGAAAGGTACTAACATGGCTAAGAAAGTAACAATTACATATACAAGAGAAGATCTAGATACACCATGGTATTGGCAAGTACTATCTGCGTCGGGAACGTCATCTGCAGATAACAATTTTATTGCGCAAAATAGTGATAAAATTAAACAAAATGCAATCGTTGCTGCACAGGGATACAAGAATATTGTAACTCTTACATTTACTGATCAACAAATCCATGACGAGTGGACAGCACTGGTCCAGGCAAATGTCGCTCCAGGATATGTTCAATATTGTGAAAACAATAACATTACTATTGAGATCGCGTCAGAAGATATTTAAATGGATAATGAAGAATACGAATGCACAAGTTGTAATGCTCTATTCTTTGTAGACCATGATATGGATCACAAATATTATAGAGTATTACACTGCCCTTTCTGTGGAGAGGGTATTGAGCAAGAAGAATATGATTTCGACACGGATCATGAAGGCGAATAAATAGTCTACTGCGGAGTAGACATTTATGATAGTTAAGAAACCGAGAAAACTGCCGTTGCCGAAGAAGGTGCATAGAGTATATTGCACTTACTTCGACGACGGCAAATTTTATATTGGATATTCATGTAAGACAGAGAAACTGTTCGAAAAATATTTCGGCAGTTCCACTTATGTGACCAATTATTTGGGTGAGATGCGTAAGGAAGTTGTTGCGGAGTATGCCAGCAAAGCGCATGCCAAGGCAGTTGAACACCTGCTACAGTGGGAATATCGATTCGATGAACGATGCATAAATGATATGTGGAACGTTCGCTTACGACTGTCTCATTTGAAAACGTTACAACTTCCTGAATGGAGACCTGGATGCTTTTCATAGCACTATTAATACTGGCAGCACTGGCGATTACGTCGGTTGCTGGTTACTTTTCAATTCTTGGGTTGATGGCGATTTTCCCAGCATCTCCCATTGCTGTTGCAGCAATGGGTGGGTCACTAGAATTTGCCAAACTCATAACTGCTAGTTGGGTGTATCGAAATTGGTCCACTGCCAACAAATTATTGAAGTCTTACTTTGTGATCGCAATCGTGGTATTGTCTTTCATCACAAGTATGGGTGTGTTTGGTTATCTAAGTCGAGCGCACATTGAGCACACCACGGTAGGTGGTTCGGCGCAACTAAAGATTGAACAACTCGAGAGCAAAAAACAATCAGCAGAGAGGAGACTGAAGAATGCGCAAACATCTTTGGACACTTTGGACAGACTCACTACTGCGGAGGATGTCCTTGATGCTAATTTTATTCGAAACAGACAGAAACGGGAACGAGCGTCCCTTAATAAAGAAATTGAACAGGCGGTTGCAAACATTGAGACTATTGAGACTGATCTCATTCCGCTCAAAACTGAAAATCTTAAACTCGAAGCAGAAGTAGGTCCGATCAAATATATTGCAGAACTGTTCTACGGGAGTGGCGATACTGCTACTGTGGATAAAGCAGTGCGCATGATGATTATAACTCTTATCTTTGTGTTCGATCCTCTGGCAATTCTTTTGGTCATCGCTGCAAATATTTCAATTTTAGGCTTGACAAAGAAAGAAGAAGCGGGTATAGTAGAATATGATGTGGTTGATGTGGTAGAATCAACTCCACCTGTTAGTAAACCAAAGGTAAAACCAATCAAGAAGAAAACTGAAGTGGTGGTAGAAAACCCAACAGACTTCTTCACTATGGAAAAACATATGTCTACCCACGATATACCCGCACCAGATCCCCCCAGAAAATCTTGGAGAGATGGTAAAGTTGAAATTGACAAAACCAATATTAGGAGAATGTGATTATGGAAATTGACCGCGAAATGCTTGTAAAGAACCTCAAGAAGATGGACGCTGAAGTTACGTTTACAAAGCGCAACGGGGATGTTCGAGTTATTCGATGCACTCTGCAGGAAACTGCATTGCCACCGAAGACCACTAGTCCCGCTGAACGTAAGGTGGTAAATCCTGATGCTCTGCCTGTTTGGGATACTGAAAACGCAGGATGGCGTTCGTTCAGGTATGATGCAATTACGAATGTGAAATTTATAGCTTGACTTTTCCACGGAAACGGGGTATAGTAATTTATAAATTGAATGAGGTGACCAGATGTATAAACTGAAAGTTCCTATTGCTGATTCTAAGATGATGGGTGTAGAACCAATCTGGTCTACAGAGTATGAACCCACGAACTATCAGTCAGAATATGGTAATGCATTGAATTGGTATAACTTTATTGTTGACCAGAAAGATTGTCGTGCCTTTCTCTTTGACTGGTTCAAGGAAGATAAGGATAAACTGAAGACTCTCAGTAAAATTCCTGATAAGTTGCTTCCTCGGACTTATGCTAATTCTGCTCGTATTGCTATGCGTGGGTTCCCTCTCAGTGAACGGGATAAGTCTCGTATCTGGGATAAGGTAGAAGAAACTGTCAACAAGCGCATCAAACTCGATGATGAAGATGTTGCTGTTGCAGCAACACCCATCGAAAAGGTTGTCAAGAAACCTCTAATCGCCAGCATCTATATCGCTTCTCATGTCAATGATGAGATCGAGAATCTTCTTATCGGCGAAGATGTAAAGAACATTCCTCAGATCCTCATGCCATATCGTATGGCAGATAAGCACTATCTTGAGTGTGTTGAAAAGATTGAACCAATTCTTGCAGAGTTTGCTGAATTGGTTGAGGTTCGTCGTTTGCCCAAGGGTCAACTGACTGACATGCAGTTGCAGTTGCTTGAAGGTTATGCGCACCTAACAGGTATGACGAAAATCAAAAGCATCATCAAGTTGCTCGAATCTTACATTACTTCACTCAAGAAGTCTTATGTCAGCAAGCAGGTTGCTAAGGTTCGTAAGAAGAAACCAAAGGATATGACCAAACTGGTCAGGAACATCAAGTTCCAACCCGAAGATGCTGTTCTTGGAATCACCAGTGCCGATCCTATTACTCTGTTGAACTGTAGTGAAATTTGGACGTTCGATACTAAGACTCGTAAGTTGAATAAGTACTATAGTCCAGTTGGTGGGGGCATCACTGTTAAGGGTGCATCACTTGTAGGATATGAAGAATCAATGTCCAGTTGTAAGTTGCTTCGTAAACCAGAGACGCAAGTAAAAGAATTTACTGGTCTTACGAAAAATGGCTTGACAAAATGGTATTCTTCAGTTAAAAGTAAGTCTGCTCCTGTGCGTGCACGACTTACCCCCACGACTCTGATTTTGAAAGTGTTTTAATGAGTGATAATGATAATGTGACTTTTCTTAATCCGAAGAAAAAAGCAGAAGACCCAAATCCAGACAAGGAATCTCTCTCGTACTTTCTAGAGGGGATTGATGAGTATAGTTCGTACCAAGATGCCGAACGTGCTGGTAAAGCAGTTATGGCAGGAATTACCAAGGTATGCACTGAGAAGTTTGGTATTATACACCATGAAAGTTTCTATGCTGATGCAGCAGTGGTTTCTGTTTTGGTATACGGCATGTTCTTGCGTCAACGTGGGATGGATACTCCGGAAACACTTATGTTAACTGATATTCGTAATGCGCTTGATACAACGTTAAATGATGGGAATGAAACGTGATTGTTGTAGATTATAACCAGACTGCGATCAGTAGTCTAATGGTAAATTTGGGAGGTCGTCGAGACGTTGAGGTAAATGTTCCTCTCGTTCGGCACATGATCATCAATGCGCTTCGATCGTATCGTAAAAAGTTTGGTCCTGAGTTTGGCGAAATGGTTATCGCCTGTGACAATCGTCACTATTGGCGTCGGCAGTATTTCCCAAACTACAAGGCAAACCGTAAGAAGTCTCGCGCCGATAGTGGGTTCGATTGGAACTCCATCTTCGAGGCACTACACCTTGTTCGCTCTGAACTTGCTGAACACTTTCCATATCCTGTGATTGATGTTGATGGTGCAGAGGCAGATGATGTTATCGCAGTTCTCGCGGAGTATAGTCAGACTATGAACACTGATGGTCTTGTGCCCAGCGCTGAACCTTTCCTTGTTCTCTCTGGTGACCATGACTTCAATCAGTTACAGAAGTGGAGCAACGTTAAGCAGTATGCTCCTGTTCAGAAGAAGTTTATTAAGTTGACGGAAACTCCTGAAGCAGTTCTAATGGAGCATATCATCATGGGCGACAAGGGTGATGGTGTTCCCAATATTCTGTCGGGCGATGATACCTTCGTCAATGGTGATCGTCAGCGTCCTATTCGTAAGGATGCTCTTGCATTGTGGAAGACTCAGAAACCTGAAGACTTTATCAACAACGATGAGATGTGGCGCAACTTCCAGCGCAACCGCGAACTGGTTGATCTGTCGCGTATTCCTGAAGAGATCAAGGAAAGTATTATAGATAATTATGAGATGCAGACAGAGGGCGATCGTTCTGGTCTTTTGAATTATTTTATCGCGAATCGTATGACACAATTGATTGAGTTGGTTGATGAGTTCTAATCGTGTAGGTATTACCGCAAGTTGTTTTGATCTGTTTCATGCAGGTCATGTTCTCATGTTGCAGGAAGCAAAGGAACAGTGTGACCGTCTGGTTGTAGCACTGCAAACTGATCCCACAATCGACCGACCAGAGAAGAACAAACCTGTCCAGTCAGTTTTCGAACGGTGGGTTCAGTTGGAAGGTTGCAAGTATGTCGATCAGATTATTCCATACACGACCGAAGAAGATCTTCTGAACATACTAAAGTCATATGATTGGGATGTTCGCATTATTGGGCAGGAATATTTTGGTAAGAATTTTACAGGCAGCGATCTGCAGATGGAAATCTACTATAATTCTCGCCGACACGATTTTAGTACCACAAATCTACGAAAGAAAATTGAAAATGGCAACAGTACCCAAGAAATTTAGGCAGATCAACGAGGCTCTTGACTGGGCAGTTGAAGCGAAAACAACCGAAGAACTCTCTACACGTGTTCGTGCAATCTCAGTCGGCAACTCTATTCTTATGCGATTTGTCGCGTGGGGTGTTGGTTACGAGCAGGGTCCATGGAATCTACCAGAAGGTAAAACTCCTTATAAGGATGAGGGTATTCCAGAAAATATGGGCGACACTACCATTACACAGGAATTCCGTCGCATTCTAACTCTACTACCAGAAGGTAGTGCTGCAGCGGTTGCGCAATGGCGTCGTGAAGAAATTTGGATGCAGATCTGTCAGGGTGTAGTCACTACTGAAGCAGAACTTCTCGATCTTGTTAAGGATCAGAAACTTCTTGAGAAGTATCCTACATTGGCATCTGTTCTAGAATCCTTTCTTCCTGGATGGAAGGCACCTGAGGTTAAGAAGTTGTCACGATCAAAAAAGTCTTTAGAGTCCTTATAAATAAGTTCTTTCCCACACCTCCTAGGAAGGAACAACTATGGGGCAAATTCTTGAACACAA